AACCAGCACAAACGCAGGGGGTCGCATGGGTCATAGAGCTTCGATCTTCGGCGGCAACTGGGACAACGCGGCGAACTCCGGTTCTCGCGCGTCGAACTGGAACAACTACCCGTGGAATTCGAACGGCAACATCGGTGCCAGGCTTGTCTGTGAGGGCATGATCAATCGAAACAATGCGCTTCGGGGCTGTCACGGCACCCCGAGCCGACCATTCATCATGTGGTCAGCCATTCGATCCTGCTTCGGCAAACACCTTTGGGGGTTCAGAAAAACGGGGAGTAGCGCCGCCCGGCGTGAAACCCGTGTCTGGCTTGCGGGGGTGCACTGTGGCTAAAAAGTACAAACACCTGATTGAGCAGGTCGCAGACATTGACAACCTGCGCGCCGCCTACACCAGCACCGCCCGCAACAAGCGGGCCACCTACGGCTATCTGGAATTCAAGGAATACCACGAGCTCAACCTCCGGCGCATTCAGGCCGAGATTTTGGATGGCAGCTACACGCAGGGCGCGTTCAGGCTGTTCACGGTGTACGAGCCAAAAGAGCGCCAGATCTCGGCGCTGGACTTCAAAGACCGGCTGGTGCAGCATGCGCTGGTCAACGTGATCGGCCCGATCTTTGACGCTACGTTGCTGCCCGGCACCTTTGCCTGCCGCACCGGCATGGGCACGCATGCTGCTGTGAACCATGTGCAGTCAGCCCTGCGCCGAACCGGGGCCACGCATTTCCTCAAAACCGATTACAGCAAATACTTTTTCAGCATCGACCGGGCTGTGTTGCACGGCCTGATTGAGCGCAAGATCAGCTGCCCGCGCACGCTGCGCCTGATCGCCGCCATGGTGCCGCGCACCGGCCACGGCCTGCCCATTGGCAGCCTGACCAGTCAGCTATTTGCCAACGTGTACGGCGGGCAGGTTGACCGCTTTGTGCACACCACGCTGGGCGCCAAGCACTGGACGCGCTACATGGACGACCTGGTGGTGCTGTCCAGCAACCCGTATGAACTGCGCCACTGGCTGGAAGACATCGAGGCCTTCAGCCAGCAAGCCATGGGCCTGCGCCTGAGCCGCTGGAACGTGTCGCCCGTGGCCACGGGCATCAACTTTTGCGGCTACCGCATTTGGCCGCGCCACAAACTGCTGCGCAAAGACTCTGTGACCCGCGCCAAGCGCAAGCTGGCCAACTTTGCCAAACACCAAGACACCGAAGGCTTGGCCCGGTTCAAAGCCTCATGGCTGGGCCACGCCCGTCACGCCGACACCATCAACCTCATCAACCACCTGGAGCTCCACGCATGAACATCATCACTACCCGCGCCGACCTGGACGCGATCAAGGGCACGCCAGCGCATGCCCAATTTATGGCCATGCTGGCCGGTTCGATTTTTCGGGCCGAAAAAGACGACGAGGCCAAGTGCTGGCGCACTGTCGAAGACACCACCATGATCGAGCGCTTTGGATTCACCCGCGCCGACTTTCATGACGCTGAGCTGCCTGCGCTGCCTGTGTATGTGGCCCCGCCTTCTGACGAGCCCGACCCGCGCATGACCGGCATCGAGTTTGATGGCGTGATGTGCAGCGCAACCCGTGACGATCAAAACGGCCTGATGGCCGTCTTCATGGCCAGACAGATCCAGGGCGCGGCCTTTCAGCCGACTCGCTTTCAGTTTGCCAACGGCAACAGCTTGGTGCTGAGCAAGGACAACATCGCCGACTTCACCGCCGTGTGGATGCCGTTTCGTCAGAGCTTTTTTGCGGCGGCGTGATCATGGCTACAGGCACAGAAACAGCATTGGGCGCTGGCTGGCTTGTCGGCAAGCTGGCACCCGCCGTGGGTGGGTTGTTTGGCGGCTTGAGTCTGGCCATGTTCTGGACGCCAGAAAAGCTGCGCGAAAAAGGCAAGTTGGCCAGCGTGTTCATTGCGGGCGGCATATCGGCCATGGCGGGCTTCAGTTTCACTGGGCTGGTCGCCGACTGGATGGGCATTCACCCTGACAAGCTGGATGTGATCATTGGCCTGGCGTGGGCGCTGGGCCTGTCTTCCATCGCCATCATGAACTGGCTGGCCAATTACATGGCCAAGCGCGAGCACATGGACATTGGTGAGGTGGCGCAAGACATTCAAGCCATGCGTCAGGGCCTGCAGCCCTCAACACCCGCCGCCAAAAGCACCCGGGCTGTCAAGCGGCCAGCACGCAAGCGGGTACGCAAATGAACGTCGGCGCATGGCTTTTTGTTGTGCTGGTGATCGAGCTGGCCGCCATTTTGGTGGTGGCCTACCTGTCTTTCATCGGCTTTTTTGAGCCTATGCGGACACTGACCAAAGCGGGCCTGTGGATGATGACCTTTGGGCTCATGGTCCAGATCATGCGCACGCTTCACTACTTTGAGGTCGGCTCGTACCCGGTCGACACGTTTTTCCCGCTTTGGGTCACCAAAGACCTGGGCGCATCCCTGTTGGTGCTGGATTTGCTGATCCTGCACCTGAAAACCCCAAAAACCTGAAAGGACACCATCATGGACCTGAAAACCATATTGAAGTCGGCAGCGCCCATGCTGAGCGCGGCCATTGGTGGGCCGTTTGGCGCGATGGCGGCCAAGCTGGCCGTCGAGGCGCTGGGTGATTCGGCCAGCAAGCCCGAAGACCTGCCCACCCTGATGGCATCGGCCACACCCGAGCAGATCGCCGCGCTCAAAAAGGCCGAGATGGACTTCAAGGTGCGCATGACTGAGCTGGGGTACGCCAACGAAGAAAAGCTGGCCGCCCTGGTGGTGGAAGACCGCAAGAGCGCCCGCGAGATGCAAACCAGCACGCGCAGCCGCATTCCGGGTGTTTTGGCTGTGTTGGTGGTTGTGGCGTGGGGCTTGGTGCAGTGGTTCTTGCTGACGCACGTGGTCGACCAGAGCATGCGTGAATTGGTGGCCCGGGTGCTAGGCACTCTGGATGGAGCGTTGATGGTCGTGTTGAGCTTCTACTTTGGCAGCAGCCACGGCAGCCAGCAAAAGACCGAACTCATGTCCAGCAAGGGGTAAACCATGCAAGTCCAAGAAACCCACCTGACGCCCAACTTCACGCTGGCCGAGCTGACCCACAGCGAAACAGCAGACCGCCTGGGCATCGACAACCAGCCAGACCCTGTGCAGCTGGCCAACCTGACGCGCTTGGCCAACCTTTTGGAGCAGGTCCGCGCACTGGTGCGCAAGCCCATTGTCGTCACCAGCGGCCTGCGCACATTGCCGGTGAATCGCGCCATTGGCAGCAAAGACACCAGCCAGCACACCAGAGGCTGCGCCGCCGACATCAAAGTGCCCGGCATGACGCCCGACCAGGTGGTCCGCGCTATCCTGGCCAGCGGCCTGAGCTTTGACCAGTGCATTCGGGAATTCGCCAAGCCCAACGGCGGCGGATGGACGCACATCAGCATTCCCAACACCCATGACACCCCGCCGCGCCGGGTAGCCTTGATCATTGACGAGCAGGGCACCCGAGCTTTTGCCTGACCATTTTCCTGACGCCAAGAAAATGGCCCACTGATTGCCGTTGTCTCCAAGGCCGCTCACCCGGCCCTTGCCCACCGCTCTGCAAAGGGTGGTGGGTTTTTTTCATTCCCGGCCCAAAAAATCCCCAATTTTTGACTTTTACCTTTTAACCATGCGGTTTGTGGTGCCTGTCGGGGGCACCAGTGAAAAGTGCAACGCAGTGCAACCAACGCTGCAACCCGCACAAAACAAGGGTTTCAGGCTTGCGGGGGTTTTGGTAAAGTGCGGCCATTGCACCAGTTTGCACAAAGCAAACACCAAAAAATCCCCATCAAAATCCCCAAATGGCGACACCCAAAAAAACGGCAACTGGTCGCTGGTCTATTCAGATCGCAATTGCTGGCCAGCGTGACAGCGGCACCTTTGACACCAAGGCGCAGGCCAACGCCTGGGCTGCCCAGCGGTCGACCGAGCTGCGGGCTTTGCGCGGTGCCAGCCCTGGCAGCACCAAGACCCTGCGCGATGCGCTGCGCCGCTATGCCGAAGAAGTCAGCCCCAGCAAAAAGGGCGAGCGGTGGGAGGTGATTCGCCTCACCGCCTTTGAGTCGCCAGACCACGCGCCCCTGCCCGTCACCAAAAAGCTGATCGACCTGACTGCGGGCGACTTGGCCCTCTGGCGCGATGCCAGACTGGACCGTGTGACGCGGGGCGCCGTGCTGCGCGACCTGACGCTGCTGGCGTCCGTGCTTGAGCATGCGCGGCGCGAATGGGGCTGGCTCGATGTCAACCCCGCCAAAAACGTGCGCCGCCCTGCCCAGCCCGAACACCGAGAGCGCGTGATCACCGGGCCAGAGGTGCGCGGCATGCTGCGGGCGCTGGGCTGGCCATCGCGTCAAGCCGACGGGCGGCGGCGCGTGCGCTCAGTCAAGCAGGCGGCGGCGGTGTGTTTCATGCTGGCACTGCAAACGGGCATGCGTGCGGGCGAGCTTTGCGGCCTCAAGCCCGGCGATGTGATGCCGGACCACCTCAAAATCAGATCAGGCAAAACCGGCAAGCGTGACGTG